CCATATGGAAACCATATGTTGCGCTCGCATACCTGGCAAGACGCTGGGAACTTCGTTACCGAGGTGAGACTTTAGGTTGCGTATGGCAACATAAGTGTCATGTCCACCATTGACAGGAACCCGTCAGAGGGTCTAAACGCCGCCGTTGCAGCCGAGCTGCGGCGCGAGCGCGCCGCCCAGCAGGTCACCATCGACACCCTAGTGGAACGCACCGGCCTCAGCCGAAGCACCGTCCTGAACACCCTCAACGCGAAACGCCTCCTCGGCGTCGAGGCCGTCGCGTCCATCGCCCAGGCCCTAGAGGTCAGTGTCACCACGATCTTCGCCCGCGCTGAGGGCCGCATATCCGCCGCCACCCCAGACGCCGCCTTCGCCTAGCCGCACCCCAGAACACGAGGGAGGCCCCCACCGTGGTGGTGGGGGCCTCACCTGTACCCGCTGGTCACGCCTGCTTGGTCAGGATGTAGTCGACGAAGCCGGGGCTGAACGACAGCAGGCCCCGCTTGTGCTCGGAGACGATCACCCAGCCGTCAGCCAGGAGCCTGCCCAGTTTCCGGGCGTGGCTCTTGTTCCTGGGGTTGAGGGTGACGCGCTTGGTCTTCGTTCTCATGATGGGCTCCTCCTTGGGATGGTAGGGGTGTTATGTGAATGTTACGCCGCTGTGAGTAGCGGCACCAGCGGTAGCCACCGCTCACGGCAGCGCAGGCACGTCGCGTGCACGCCGTCGAACAGGGCAACGCCGTGGGAGCACGCCGGGCACGCCGTGTCCCCGTCCAGGCCCCGGATGACCCTGACTGGCTCGGCCAGGCCCTCGACCTGGTCGCATCGGGCCAGCAGGCGGGTGATGGCCCGTCCCGTGTCCCACAGGGTCTCGAAGTCGGCCGCCTCAACGGCCGCCGCCGTCGCCGCCAGGAAGTCGCAGCCCGCGGTCAGGCCGAGGCGGGGCAGGCCCGCCTTGAGCGCCCCACGGTGCAGGGCCTCCCGCTCACGGACCGTGCGTCGCGCGTCCTGCTGAAGCGCGATCACCGCGTCACGGGCCGGGGAAGCGGCCCCGAACCCCGTGTGCACGGGGCCACCGCCACGACGTACGGGGGAGGCGTCCAGGGCGTTGACGCGGCGCGCGAGCTCGGGCGCACCCCAACTCAGCCAGTCGACCCATTCGCTCATGCTGCGCTCCTCTCAGAACCCGGATTGCGTGGGAGCCGATTTGCGGGCCTTTCAGGACCCCCCCGATGTCGGTGGAGCGTCGGCCGGTTCTGTCCCGTTCCTGGGGCTGTGGCGGCCTCTCCCGCGGGTGTTTTGAGCCTCCGCAGCACCTCGCGTGCACGATCCGGGCCAGTCAGGCCGCCCAGCACGTCCCGGCCACGGGTGACAGCCGGTGGGCGACGCCCGATCGTGCGCCACGCCAACGCCTCAGCCTCAGCCCGCGAGGCACCACGCCCAACGGCCGCGATAGCCGCCTTGCGCCACGCCAGCTCCGCCTTCGCGTCGGCACCGAGCCTGTCGGGGATCAACGCGCCCCGTGCGGACTCCTCGGCGCGCACCCGCTCCGAGCGTGCCCGGCGCACCGCGGCAGCGAACCGCTCGACGTCGATGCGCCACGCCCGCCCGTCGGTCGCCCACGCCCTGACCGCGTCCCGGCACGCCGGCCGGAGCTCGGTGGCGTCCAGGCCGGGCACCGTGTGCGTCAGGTAGTCGTGCCAGACAACGACCTGACCGTCCGTCGCGGTGATCGCCTGCGCGGCGAGCAGGTAGGCCAGGACCCCAGCGACGTCCTGCTGCGTCACTCCCATGTCTGGCCCCCTTCGAGGAACCCGGCCAGCGCGTCGGGCGCGGACAAGGCAGCCCGCTGGTCGTTGGCGATGGCGGCGGCCGCGTTGTCGCGCATGATCTGCGCCTGGCTACGTCGGCCCCGGACGCGGTCGTCGTCGGCGCGGCGCATCCAGTTCCGCCAGGTCGCGACCCAGTCGAGCTTCGTGCCGCGCTGGCCGGACACGCCCGCCCAGTAGTCGCGGAACCGGTCGGTCTCGGAGGCGGTGTCGACCAGGGGGACGTTCTGGGCGGCCCACGCGGCCATCTCGTCGGTGACGGCGAAGTCGTCGGGGATGCGTGTGCCCCGCCGTTTCGGCTTGGCCTCGTCCGTCGTCGTCGGGCGCGCTTCAGCGCGCTGTCGCACCGACGAAAGGTGACCACCTACGGAAGGTGACTCTATAGGGTTACTAGTTGGGGGTTCTATTGAGGGATTGGGTGCACGGCGGTGCACCGGGGTGGTGCATGGCGGTGCACCCCTAAACCCCTCTTCAGGGGTGCACGCTGGTGCACCCGGTGCATGGCGGTGCACCCCAGGATCGGCCGCCTCGATCATGGCCTCAGCGACCTCGTACTGCCACACGTAGAGGTTGGGGCGGCGGCGGTCGTCCCAGTCGGCCAGGCCACCCCGGTTGATGGCGGTTGTGATGACGCCGAGCTGCTCCAGGGCGCGTAGGGCGTACTGGGCGGCACGGGTCTTCACGCCGGCGTAGGCGGCGATCCGTTCCACGCCCATGAAGGAGTGACCGGTCTCCGACGACGCGGAGTCGGCGAGGACGAACAGCACTAGCCGTGTTGTCCCGTTGATGGTTGGTGGCATGCGGAATGCCTGGGAGAGGGCCCGGTTGCTCATGGCCTCCCCCTTTGTGGTGTCTCCGGCACGAGACTCATCCTCCTAGTTGGTAGGGGTAAATGCGGGGCTGGTTTGCATGCGCCAGGTGAATGCCGCCCACGCCTCGTCGTCCCATGCCTGCGCGGGGTCGGCGTCGTCGGCCGCGCACTCGGCGGCGGCGTCAGCAAGGTCTTCCAGGTAGTAGGTCCAGTCGTCTACGCCCGCGTACAGGAACAGGTAGTAGCAGATGGGTATGTGCCCCATGACCGCCTTCGCCCACTCGTGGAAGTCCTCGCCCGTGTATCCAGCGTCGTCGTAGTAGGGGCCAAGCCACATCACGACGTGGCTGGCCGCGTCCTGGCAGGGCTGACACTCCCGCCACTCCCAGATCGCCCCGCGGTCAGCGATCGTCTCCCGGCCGTACTGTTCGCCCTTGGGGATGCGGCGGCCACAGTCATCGCACCGGACACGCCCCCGCGACCGGGGGGACCTCTCGTGAATCACCTCAGTCATAGCGATCAGATCCCATCCACGACGACGAGAGTGGCGGGCAGGTCGATCTCGTGATGCCCGTAGGTGTACTCGTTGCCGTGCATGTCCCATCCGCCGTATCCGCGACTGAACGTCAGGCCATCAGCGTCGATGATGGTCGCGCCAGCCGGCGTGCTACGGATGTCGTCGACGCTGGTGAGGGACTGGCCGGTGAGGTGCTCCTGTGCCTTCGAGACGCGGACCATGACGCCGGTGGGGTGCGCGTCGTCGGCGTAGAGCTTGACCGCGGACCAACCCACGATCCGGGAGTCATCCCGCAGGACGCCGGGCCGCTTGTAGGGGGCGAGGGCGTCCCCGATGGCGCGCTGAAGCTTGTCCAGATCGGGCTTCGTCTGTGCGTGCTTGCGGGACTTAGGGGCGCTCTTGGGGCGGGGGAGCCGGAACTCGGCCCACACCTCGACTGGCCCGTCGTAGCGGGGCTCCCAGTAGGCGGCCTCAGCGGCGTCCTCGGCGGCCTTGGCGACCTTGAGCCGCCACTGGTCGAGTTCGGGGCCGCGGTCGTGGGTGACGACCACGCGCTGCCCGGAGGTGAACGCCTTGGTGGATCCCTCGGTGATCGGCTCACCGGGGACGAAGAAACTAAACGAATCCATGGTTTTTCCTTAGGGGTGGGGTTAGCGGCCTTGCTGTTTGCGGCACCAGGCGTGGAGGCCGCCGTGGGGTTCGGCTGCCTGTTTGCAGGCGTCGCAGGTGACCTGCTCGTAGCGCATGGCGTAGACGCGGCCACGCTCGTGCGGGCGACGCAGGAGGGCAAGGAGGTCGGCCCCGCAGGCCAGGCCCATGTTCGGCATGAGCGCATGGACCACGGCCGGCGGGGCGGGCTCCAGGAGGTCGAGGAGACTGTCCTGCGTCATGGCAGGTCGAAGAGGGGGATGGTGCCCATGGTGGGGTCCGGGGCGTCGGTGGGCTGATGGGCGGCGAGGCAGGCCGGGCAGACGAGCGGGCCAGTGAGGTCCGCGGACTCGACGTCCTCGCAGTGCTGGGTGAGGAAGCCAAGGTTCTCGAGTTTGCCAAGCCCGTTGCAAAGTCGCCAGACCGGGTAATACAGGCCATCGGGGTGCTGATGGGGCTTGTCTTCCTCGACGTCGGCGATATGCCGGACCAGCCGCCCCGGCAGAAGAACACGGGTCATGACCGCCTCCCAGAGTCGTAGACGTACCGAACCACGGTCTCCACATGCTCGGCCGGATCAATACCAAGCTCATCCAGCAGGGCGCGAATGCGGTAGTGGTACCAGCCGAGGGGCGGCGTCGGGCCGGGAGCATCGACCTCGGTGCTGTTCCCCTCGTCGTAGAACGTCACCCACTCGGCGTCGTCACTGTCGCGGCGCTGCAACTCCAGGCTTGTGGTCTCGCAGGGGCCGACGTGGTCGCTGTAATGCTCGGCCATCAGGACATAGGCGCGGATCATGCTGCCTCCTCCTGCCAGAGGCCGCGCTCGGCAGCCAGAGCCGCACAGATAGCCTCGAAGAGGAGACCGAACAGGGCGCTGAACTGCTGCTCGTACGTGGCGGTGCCGAACGGGGACGGTAGGGCATCTGCGACAGGCCAGCATGCGGCCAGGGCGCCAAGGGTTCTGAGGAGTGACTGCACTCGCAGGCACGGGTCGATCCCCAAGTCCATCGGCCAATCCGGGTTCTCACCGAAGTAGGTCGCCGCGTCGTCGGCCATCGCCTTGAGGAGATCGTCGACAGGGATGCCGCACGCCTCCTCCTCGTTCTCGGTGATCGCCTGGAGGCAGTCCACGGCGACGGCGAGGGCTCGCGTCTGTGCGTGGTCTCCGGGGTTGTGGGCGTGCGCGCGATGGGCGGCTGACACCCAGGCGGAGCACAGTTCAGCGACGTCGCGAGCAAGCCCAGCAAGGGACTTCCCTGGGACGTTGATTTCCGTTGCCCGCCACCGACTCACGGTCGCTCGGGCCATGTTGGCCCGCTTGAGCATGACCTCGAAGTCGGCGCGGCGCTGTTCCATCGTCAGGGTGGTCATGCTGCGGCCCCCTTGCGTGTCACGGTGATGTTGAAGCCGGAGCCGTAGTAGCCGTTACCGTCGTTCCCCTCGAACTCAGCGAGGGGCAGGCGCTCATCGTCGACGATCACGAACAGGGTGTAGCGGGTGTTGTCGTAGTCGCTATCGCCGAGCTGGGTCGTCTTGACCTCGGCGGACATGATGCGTGCGTTTGGGGTGCCTCGCTGGAACAGTTCCGTGAGCCAGTAGTCGCCTGAACCGCAGCAGCACCCGTCGTTGCCCTCGAACTCGAGCACGGTTCCGTCGTCGAGGGTGAGGGTGTCCCCGTCAACCTTGGTGACGTACCGGCCGGCCAGGACCGGGGTCAGGTCGTCGTTGTCGTAGTAGACCTTGCTCATGCTGCGGCCTCCTCGACCTCGCGGGCGGCGTCCAGCATCGCCTGCACCATGCCCTGGGCTCGGCGGATGACCGCCCAGTCGGCATCCGGGATCAGGTAGGAACGCTCACCTAGGAGCGGCCTGCCATCCCGGTCCTTTTCGCTCAGCCAGACATAGGAAGGCTTGACCGCGTCACTACCGTCCTTCTTGACTCCAGGACCATGCAAGGTGGTGTGGATGCTGATACCGCTTAATGTCGCGCTGGTTCTGGCCTCCACGTAGGTGGCTCGCATTCTGGTCAGGTGCCCGAACTTGGATGGCAGTTCCACCGGCTCCGGGAGGGGCAGGGACACTGTTGCTTTGACAGTCATGCGGCGGCCCTCCCCTGCTTGGCGAGGGCGAGGAGGCGGGCGCGGCGGCCGGAGGCCGTGATCGCGTACTTGCCGGTCTCCTCGATGAGGTTCTTGTCCTGGAGCTCCCGCACAGCGGTGCGTGCGCGGGAAGGGGAGAGGATGCCGCTCGTGAACCGCTCGACGTCGGCGAGCGTGAAATTGCTGCGGCCGGAGCGGCGGATAGCACTCAGCACCTCGGCCTGACTGGGGAAGGTGTTGGCGATGGAGTCGGCCGCCCACTGGCTGGTGACGGGGTCGTTGGCGCGCACGGAACCGCGTTCCTTGGGGTGAATGGTGGATGGGGTAGTCATGCTGCGATCTCTTTCTCTCGGTAGGGGATACGCCCACCATCAGCGGTGAGCAGGAAACGGCCACACGGGTAGGTGACAGGCACCAGCCCCGGATCATCGGCCTGGGTGACGGCCCACCCGGCACGGAGGGCCTCCTCCCTGTGCGTCTCCACGTGCCCGTGGCAGCCGGTCGTACCCGACCCGCACAGGAGGATCAGATTTGCGGGGCTGTTGACGTCGGTCTTCCTCGTGCCGCCCATACCGCGTGCGCGGCGGTGCTGGATGTTCCCGGACCCATCCGAGAGGCCACGCCCGCACCGGACGCACCTCCACCGGTCCCGGTCAGCCACGAGAAGCCTTGTCGCCGTATCTGGCCCTGTGTGCCTCACGCTGCGACCGGGGCCTTGAGTCGGTCGACGTCGGCGCGAGCCACGAGCGCGGCGCGCCCCAGTAGCGGCCGGTAGCCGTCCAGGCGCCCATCACGGATCGCGGCGCGAATCTGCCGGCCGTCCCGGTACCCGAGCTCGGCGGCAGCCTCACTGACGGTCATGAGGTCAGCCCGACTCATCTCGGGCGGCCACTCCTTGAGGTGCATGGGATGTCCTTTCGTTGGGGAGTGTCCAGCGCTCCACTGGACACCACCAAGGCTAGAGCCGTTCGTCCACTGCTGTCCAGCGCACACACATAACGAAAACGTGAACGTCCAACGCATATTGGTTGCACACTCAGCGTCCAATGAGGCACCATTGAACGCATGACCGACCCCACCCCAACCCTGGGACAACTCATCCTCACGTCCGGCCGCTCCTACCGGCACCTAGCCGAAGCCAGCCACCTCTCCAAGTCACGCATCGGGCAGATGGCCGC